TGCTGGCTTGTAACTTCCACTGTAACTTAACTCCTTACGTAAGAATTCTAAAGATCGATATAAGAACCCTGTCATGTCAAGGTTCGGGTCAGAAGCCAAAGGCATGTCTGGCATCTGTGGATGAGGCAATTGATAGAACTGCCCAAGTAAACTGATAAAACTATTGATACTGCTTTGTGTTTGCTGGACCATTCTGAAGGGGAAGCCACTTAACATTGCAGCTCTCTCTTCATCAGTTTTTCCAGGGAATAAGTATTTGAGAGCCTCAATAGAATCAACTCCCAATTCTTGAAGGTTACGTACGACGATACTGTTATTTAGCAGATCTTCGGTACTTTCTTCAAAGACTTCTCCCATCCAACGCCAACTGACTTTGGTTGCCCCGTCAGGGACAAGGCCAGTTACACCAGGGGGTATCTCACCTGCGTCTAGTTTAGCACGCATCTCTTTATTACGTTTTTCAAGGAACTTCTGGTATTCCTTCTGATATTTACCGAAAGCATTGTTGTATCCTTTCTCATCTTCAAAATCTTCTGGCAATGGAAGTTCTGGTTCAGTTAATCCAATAGCTTGAGCAAATGACTCGTTGAAGTTACGCTCCTCTGCATAAATCATCATTGAGAACAGAGAACATAGTCCGTATGTGAATAGTGCTCTTGCTTTTTTCTCAGCAGTTGCCGCTACACGTCCATATAGTGTTTTGATTTCGTATGCTGTCGCAGCTGTGTTGATATCAATGTCATCAACCCCACCAAGAGCAAGGCGAATTTCTGATCGGTACTGTTTGACGTATAAATTCTGGTCACCTGAAACACTATCAGGAGTCATATATCCAACACGGTCAGTTGGCTCTAGGTTTGCAATAACCCGTGGAACTTTGATTTGTCCATCAAGAGTTCCGGCACCAAATGGTTGACTTACACGTGTACTTGCACGCCCTGTGCCACCAATTGGAGCAAAACCTGCTTGTGAGCTAATCGTAGGTCGGAAACTATTGTCATCTCCACTATCAAGGATGTCGTGACGTGGACGACTTGAAATAAGTGTGGGATTTCCAAAGAACTTCATGTTCTTACGGATGTTTCTCACTAATTCATCGTGATACAGAATCTGGTGAGCCAACCAATCGAATTCTCCATTACCTGTAGCTTCACCTGTGCAGTCCATGTGATTAAACACCTCAACTGCAGGAATAAACCCAAGACTGTTAGTCAATACTTCTGTCTGACCAGGCATCTTGAAGGGCATTGCACCCATCTGATTTGAGAACTCAATCTTCTCGTCTGAGATCGTTTGCTCGATACGATCTTTGTAGACCTTGAGTTGAATCCACTTCTTTTTACCGTTCGATCCATTTGAACCTGGCAGATTGTCTGCTAGTCCAATGGTTTGCTGAACATTGAAGGAATAAACCAGGACTAATGACTCAAGATCTCCAGCTTGATCGCGATACGCTCTATAGCTGTCCTTAGGGAAGTAAAGAATCTGATAACTTTCACCTGCAGGACGAAAGTAAAAGAGACCTTGTCCATCACAGAGGAAGTAATCAACAATACTCTCGAACTTCATCTCCAGCATGTTCTCTTGAGCAAGCTTTGCTAGAAATTCACGTCGTTTGCCAAAGGAATCTTGCTCTGAATAGAACTCAATACCTCTACGCAGCATAAATGTTCTCATCTGTGCAAGATGAGATGACACAATCATTGTGTCTACAGATAAATCCCCACGTCGTTCTTTTGCTGCAAGTAGTATTTGTTGAAATTCGCTATTGATTGAATTCATTTCAATATTTCATGCTGTTCATTAGTTTTATACTACTTGATATCTTCCCTTGCTTGTTTGTAAATTTCTTCAGCATTGGATTTAATAGGATCAGGTGTTTCTGGATTTACATAAGTAAAGTCAAATGGACTTCTCCCACCAAATAAATTTTGTTGCATTTTATTTGAACGATCCCTTGTTTCTTTAATTGATTTATTCAACCCTTTCTCACGTTTTTGTGCACCAAAGCGATCGTTTGCACTGTAATCATTATTACCGTAGAATTCAAAATCATTACGCATTGAACGCTGATTCAATTTGTTTGAATCAATGTACATATCCATGAATCGTGCTGCAGCCGCAGGGCTATCATCAGCACCACCGTATTTACCACCACCACCATCAGCACCATAACTACGATAAGAGTTATCGTTTAAGACCTTGCTGTTATCAATACTGTTATCAAAATTCTGTGTTTGAGTAATTGAGTTATCTTGACTTACTTGATTTCTATTGCCATCAATGTTGATTGGATTAGCTTGCGAAATTGGGGACGCAATTGAGTTGTCTCCGGCAGTTGCGCTGCCAGCGTTTGATCCTGATGGTTTGGCGTTTGATTCAGTACTCTTGCTATTAAAATTAACTCCTTGTGATGTCAAGTAAGACTTTGCTTTGTTATTAAACTTAGATCCGCTGTCAACCATTCCTTGATATTTAGACACCATGCTATTGTCTCCTTCGTTTACAGAAACTCCTTTCGGACGTTCGCGAAATTCAGATATTACTTCTGCTGCGGAGTACCTTCCATCTTTCCGGGGATCTTGTTGCCCCTCGGCTGAAATACGATCGTACTCTTCAGTACCAAGACGTTCTTCTAAATTGTTTCTAAATTCGTCGCTACCTGCTTTACGAGCCATCTCACAATTTATAAATCAAAGCTGTCACTATTGTAGTCCATCTGTAAACTTCCTCTTCTAAGTAGTCCACCCATTGTTAGTACCATTGAGTCTACAGCGTCATCATGTGGTGAATGTCCGAAGTTAAGTAGCTCCTCTTCCAGTACATCCCACTTACGCCATTTATTCCATACAACTTTTTTGTGCTCATATAAACCAAGTACGCCACGGAGCCTTGCAAGTTTGTCTCCTTTAAATCCTTTGACTGGTGATACAGATAAGTTATACAGTGCACGCTGTTCGAGAATTATTCTTTTAAAGTCACCCTCAAATGAGTTTTGATAAGCAACGGCTTCAGGCCATATTATGCACGGCGACATTGTTGGAAAGAATTGACCTTCGTCATTCTCAAGAACAATATTCCAATCAGCAAGCATTTGGCAGAGCAGATCCATCTTATCGAGATTGCCCATCGTGCGAGCACGCCGTTGATCAATCATGTAAATTTTGCCTTCTTTGATTCCACCGAGAGTCATGACAGTCCAGTCATTCTTCTCCTTTAATCCAGCGCTAAGGTCAATACCTACACCCAAACAGTCGTAATCCTCAGGTACTTCTCCTTTAATGATTAGCTCAGGAGAGATGCCTACATCAGTCGACTTGACTGCAGTGTTTAGATACTGATATGCAAAGGCAACACGATCTTCCGTCTTACGTTCATTCAGGTATTTCATAGACCAGAACTCTGGCCAATATGATCTTTGCTTGCCGTCTGCGTCTGTTATGACTGCTCGCTGAACAATCTGTTTCCACTTGTTTTTTGGAACGAATAACGTGGCGTGAATATCGTCATAGTGGAAGCGGGTTCCCAAACAGATAGCCCGTGCACCTTGGAACATTGTTGGTGCGATAACGTTAGACCACGTCTGCTCCATCTCACGGCGAATGTCTGGGTTGTTGATCGAAGCGGCAGATTTGATAGGGTCATCAATAAGCACCAACTGCGATCGTTTAGAGGTGATTGCACCTTTGAGACCACCGCACGCAATTGTAAAAGCTTCTTCACCTGCTGTGTCAATTCCTGCAAACTCATAATCAATAGACCAATACTCATCCGAACGTTTTATTTTTGAGAGCCTTACCATCGGAAAGATCTCTCGATATTTATTGCTTGTCAGTATTCCTTTAATCGTTGCTGACTTGGCACGACTGATGTCCACCATGTAAGCGATATATAGGATCCGTAGCATCTGCTTGGCAGCTGCATGTCGTCCAATCATCCAGGCTGCAAACAAACCAAGGACAGTACTTTTGGCAGAACCACGTGGTGCGAGGATCGAGGTGTTTGGACCTGCGATTCCAATTAGGCATTCACTATCTTCTCCAGTGCATAGCTCAGCATGCCACTCCAACATATGTTTTGCAGCAGGCTTTCCCATGAACTTACAAAAGTCTTGGAAGTTATCTCTTGCTTTTAAAACATCTTCACTTGGTGGTTTGACAGTTACCTTTGTAGCTGTCATCAGTGCTATTCGTCTGTACGCTAATGACGCGCTAGGTATTGCCATAAGTTAGCCTTTCCTAAAGTCTAACTAATAATTACCTTCGTGATAAACCGTATGCCTTTGCTTGTCTCTCAGCAGCTTTATCTTTCATCCTGCTTATAGCTCTTCCTCTTGCTTCTCTTGCTTTACTTTCACCATACGAAATTCCCATATCACGGAGGAAGATTGCAGCCTCTTCAGCTCTTACACCTGAACCTGAACTACCATCAGGCATTTTAGGTAATGCTTTTGGTAGTGTCCCTTGTAACCTCAGACCAGAAGTCTGTGTATCTTCAATAGCTGGTAATTCAGCTAGTTCTGGAACAGGAGGTAAATAGCTCATTAATTAAGCTCGCTGTAGATCTTCGCAAATACAGCATTAATCGCATTGTCTATGGGTTCAGCCAGATGTGGATCATCTTTAAATATGGAGGCCATCTCACGCATCACTCGATCAGCACCTGCAAGAATCAAACCTCGTTTGTCTGTTGTACGGTTCATTCGATCAGACGTCTCAATGTGCGAACGTAGTTCCTTCTCAAGCGAAGCAAGGCGTGCCGCACCATCCGAACCTTTGATCTCTCCCGAGGTAATGGCCATTCGTAGGTCTTGTATATCGGAGTGGAGAGCAGCAATTTCGCTATTGAGTATTTCACGGCGATTTAGCTTTTTAAATTTCATTTTGACCCAACGGGCCATATCATTAAATGTACCTGGATAGCTCAGGATTCCTGCATATACCCAAATTTCAATGATTGATGGAGTGACCTCAGCAAATTCTTTAAACTCTTCTGATTCAGAAGCTGGGATCGTGTCAAGCCACTGATCTACATAACTGGTGTATACCTTTCCAGCTTTAGCGTTAGATGTACTTGTAGTCATCAGAAACTACGGGCAAGACGATTAGAACGGCTACGATCTCGTTCTTCACCCCGTGCATCGACGGTGTCTTGGAAGTCATAGGTTTCACGAGCTTGGGCACCTGTTTCTTTGAGATCCTTTCTACGCTGTTCGCCTTGTGCTTGTTCCATTCCAATGTTCCTACCGAACTGACGGTTCTGGAATTCATCTTGCAAGTTGAACTGTTTATCTAAACTCCTCATTCCATACCCAAACTCATCTGCACGCGTCTTGGCATCAAAGTCATATTGAAGATCAGCACCAAACTTTGAATTATCTTTATACAGACCAGATTGGAAGTTAGCCATATCTTTTGAAAAAGCGCTATCCATGCCTTTGCCTATTGCATCAGCTGCTAGTCCCAGTTGTAATCCACCCCTGGCAGTGTCATCCTTGTCCGCCTTGCTGAAGAATTCATCCCTCATTGCACCAAAGTTGCTAACCCCTTTTGTTACTTGCTCTACATCTTGATTGTCATCAACGCCATCTTTATCTACATCAACAAATTTACTCATCTTACTTCTAAGGTATGTTGTTTTTATATTGTATCTAACTACAATAGATATATATCAGGCGTAGATGTGTCATGCAATTCACTTATAGTAATTCCAATAATTACTTGGCAGGTGCAAAAGAAGTAAATGATATTAGCACCAACATCTATAACGTCTCTAGGCAGACTGGTGTCGATACTAATAAACTCATTGAGACAGAGCGTAAGGCAAGAGCATCTAAGGCTGACGCCAAGAATGCAGCTGAAGGTACAGTTGGTCAAACTTCACTAAAGCTTCTTTCTGGAATCAAGAAGGGTGATATAGAGCGAAAGTCTAAGAAGGATGTTGAGAATATTATGAAGCCAGCCAAGCGTATGGCTGGTGTACTAGCACTTACCAACACAGGTTTAGGTGTGCAGAAGATGAGGCAGGATGCTGCTATTGATGCTAAGGAAAGAGCTGAGTTGAAAAAAATAAGAGATGCTAACTCTGCTATGGATGCTAAAGAAAGAGCTGAAAAAAAAGACCTTCGAGACAAGATTGCTGAATTTATCAAAAAAGGAGGCTCCAAAGATACAGCTGCACCTTTAACAACAGCCCCAGCAACTACACCTTCAACAACGGCACCTAGTTCATCCACGTCTACACTTCCTGCTGCAACGGGTACCACATTGACAGGAGCATCTAAAACCGTAGCAGATGCTATTGCGTTACCTGAATCAGGCTCCTTTGGATATGAAGCTTTTAATCAGGGTGGCGCTAATGGAGGTACTAAAGTACTAGGAAAGTCGGGATCACATAAAGAGGTATTTGGTACACCCCTCACAAGCATGACCTTAGGCCAAATATTTGACAAACAAAATACTAAGCAACAAGGACTAAGTCTCGACGAGCACTTTAAAACAGGTGGTCTGCATGCAGTTGGTAGGTATCAATTCATTGGTTCAACATTACAGGATGAAGTTAATCGAATGGGATTATCTAAAGATACCAAGTTTACTCCTGAAGTACAGGATCAAATATTCTTAAGCCATGTCAAACGAGTAGGTAATATTTCGCCCTGGGTTGGCCCATCCAATCAGTATTCAACTGACAAAAAAGCTGAGTTAAATAATTTAATAGCTGGCCTGTAATTATTGGAATCCCTGACCAAATGCATTTAGTCCTTGGATGATCATCATTAATTGCTTATCTCTAGCATTTCGTGCTTCACGTGCTGAAGTCATATCAAGAACACGATTATCGTATGCACTCTGTCGTGCATCGCGAGCATCTTGAATATCATATCTTCGATTGTCTAGACTATTTTGCATTGCAAGAATGCTATCCTGCTTGGACTCTTTACGATCTGCCTTTTCTTGTTTTAGACGGGAATACTCTCTATTAATGCTGGCTTCATTTAAACCCTTTAGATCAATTCCTGGTTGTAATTGTTGTGCATCCTTGGCGACTTCAATTACACTTTTTGCTCTGTCAACTTCATTTCTAAATGACTGAAGAGTTTGGTCAGAATCTAGCTTAGGAATTAATTTTGAATCTAACCCCATCGTTTTCATTACTTGAGTTAATGCTTCTACATCTGTTCCATCATTTGTAATTGCTCTATTAATAAAAGCATCACTTTTTGTCTGAGCAGCTTCTCGCATTTTTGTTTTATCTCTACCCATAGTAAAGTCAAAAAACTTTTCTGGTAGAGAGCTTTCTAGTTTATAACCTTCCTCTGCATCTCTGGTAAATGTTCTATTTCTACCTTGCGTCCTATCATCTTGACCAAAAGTTTTTTTAAATCCTGGAATAGCGCCTGCTACAGCGGATGTTCCACCAAGAGCTAACGTAGCTTTACCAAGACCTAAAGCGGCTTTTGCTGCTAATGGTATGAATTGAATTGCCATTAGACTAATCCTCGCTGTTGTAACAACTTAACTGCTTCTTCTATCTTACGTTGTTCAGCAGACTTACCCCCACCGAATATAAACTGAGAACCGTCACTAACCATTTTCCCTAGTTGTGCGCCAGTACCAATTGCTAGTGGATTCCCCATGCCAACGATTCCACCTAACGTTCCTCCAATTCCCATTGCTGCTGCATCCATTCCTCTGTTTGCCAAACTATCTGGTCCCGCGACAACATCTGCTACATCCAATGCAACTAAAGCGGTACTTAGACCTGGGATAGCCCGAAGAATATTTTTAGCAGGGCCTTTACCTGCAAACCTTGCAACAGGTCCTAATTTTACGATTCCCCCCTTTGCTCCTTTTACCGCTTCTTTTCCACCAAAGGTAAGTTGTTCTATAATTTTTGCCTGAGCATCTTCAGCAAAACCTTTGCCACTTAAAAAACGCATGACGTCATCAAGGTTAGTTTTACCTAACTGTGAAAGACCTTGTTGTGCATTGTCAATTGAATGTCCGATCATGACTTTTTTAAATAATGTTTAACCGAGTGCAGTACCAATTGCTTTACCGCCTTGTGCAGCAGCCATTCCTACCATTGGTCCACCCAGCAATGTTCCACCGATGCCTGCGACAGCACCAAGCGCAGATCCAAAGATACCTTTACGTGCAGTTTTGTTAGCTGCATCTCTTGCTTCTTTGGCTCTCTTTTCGGCTTGGCTTACCACTGCTTGCGCACCTAAGCTTGATGCGTATGCATTGGCATCTGCCTGCATCGCACTACTTTGTTCTAAGGCACTGGAAGCCGTATCTTGAGCAATAAAGCTTGAGGGATCAAATGCATTGGCCCTATTCGCTTTATAGATATTTCCCAAGTTCACTGCATTCCCATACGCAGTTGCGTTCGTAGTTCTACCTGAAGAGGTGAACGGATCTAAAACTAAACTACTTGGAGATGCTGAGAAACTAGCCATATCTTTTAATTAGCCTTTATTAAGTGTATCAAGTATCATGAATTACTATTTCATTTGAATTCCTTTTGGAATCATAATAGGGAATTCCGATGGATCAAAGAATTCATTGCCTCCATATCCGCCAATTGTTTCTCTTGCACCAGGTGCTCCAGCGACTGGTTGACTAAAATCAGTTGCACCTTTTCCAAACCCACCACCTGCAGCAAATGAGCCAATATTTCCGACAGCATCAAATATGCCACTTATTCCTGCCGCATTCTGTGTTGTTGCTTGTGCCGCTGCATTAGCCTTTGCCATAATATCTTCAGCTTTGTTTTTTCCATATATTCCGATGGCTGCCCCACCCAATTTAGAATCAGTCAAAAATGTTTGAGACTTTAGTTTCGCCCGTTCCCGGTTATTTGTTTGTGCAACCTTATTGACATCAAATGGGTCGCTGAAGTTTGTTGGGTTAAATCCAAACATAGTCTTTACTGTAAGTATTGTTCAGCGCTACCGCCTTGCATTTGATTCTCTAGAGAATTCCTGCGACGTCGCTCACCTTCAATTATATTACCTCCAACTTGTCCAGTAGCTAATCCAGCCATACCCCCAAGTAGTCCACC